GGGGTTCCTGTGACAATCGGTTTTACCAAGTTACCCTCTACGCCTGGGTCTCCGTACTTGGACAACTCCTTGAACAGATTCCCGGTCTTTTCAAGATCCTCTCCCAGCTCTCTGTCGCGCTCTTTTTCCAGGTAGTCTAGGGAAACCGCTGGCTCTAGGAGACCTCCCGGTCTTTCCGGTTCTCTCTCAGGTAGTATGCCTAGTTTCTGCAGAAGACCTCCTGAACTACTACCCAGGTTCTTCAGGCTGTCTCCCCAATCTCCGNCTATGTCTTTTATCAATTCATCGTAATAGTCTTCTGGAGGACTTTCCATATACGATTTCTCACCTTCAAGAGGTGACTTTCTACGAATACTTCGTATCGACGGAGCTACGTTAGGATCATATTTAAACTCTCTGCTAGCCAAAGAGTAAGGGTTATTCCATTTTTGAAAAGCCATCTATGCCATCCCGCCTATGATCGGTAGCAGTGTACCTGCCGCGCTAGCCACCTGGCTGAACGGGCTAGGAGCTGCAAAAGCCTGCCCGGTGGTGGAAGTACCTTGATACGCCGTCTGCGAACCTAGACCCGCCAGACCGCTCATCAAGTTTGCCTCTGTGATAAGCTGCAGCCTGCGAGCTTCCTGCCCCTGCTGCGCCAACCTGGCTTGATCTGCTATCTGAGCTGCGCCTCTCGCCTCTATGTCGCCGCCTATCTGAGCTTGCAGAATAGACGGGGAAATAGCCGCTGCTGCTACACCTCCGGTCAAGCCTGGAATAGCTTGCGCTGCCTGAACTCTCCGCGCTTCGGCTTGGCCCAGAGCTGTTGCCAGCTGTCTCTGCGTAGTCTCTTCTCGCTTCTGCTGCTGCAGAGCTTGTAGTTCCGCCAGAGCCGTGTTCCCCATTCCAAACTGACCAGCTCCTATAGCTTGCTGCTGCGCGAGCGCCTGGTCTCGCTCTGTCAGCAACCTAGCCTGGTCTGCCAGCGCTCCGGTCTGAGCTAAGTATACAGGATCTTGCGTAGGGTCTCCTAGAGCCGTTCCCAGCCTGTTCTGGTACACATCTGTCATACCCGTTGTAAGTTGCCCTAGGGTGCCTCCNGGAGCTGCCAGAGCTTCCAGACCGGCTCTCGAAGCCAGGGTCTGGGCAGCGTCTGGAGGAACCAAGCTCCCGGTGAACAGTTGAGGATCTTGGGCATATTCGCCTGTTATGCGCGGAAGAAGATCCTTTAAGAAAGGTTCGACAGGTGCATAGGGTGTTACCGCAGAGGTTCCCGACGCAGCCGCTGGGGCTGATATTACCGTTGTCTTAGGTTTGAAAAAACTTCCCATTTTAGAGCCTCTTGTAAATCGTAATATTGCTAAAACTGTATCCTAGCGGTTCCATAACACGTTCCCAACCTTTACGCCCGGTCATCTCGAAAAACTCGTAACCCAAGGCTTTATAGTATTTCTCCACTTCTGGAAGCATTGTCTTAAAGTTGAACACCCCTGCAATCGCTTCCGCGTCTATCCCTGTTTTTTTAGGATAGGGGGCAACTCCTATGACAAAGCACCCGACTATGTCACCGCTCTCGTCCGTCGATATCCATAAGTCAGAGTTCTGCTCCTTGATACGCTTGACTATATCTTCGACCTGTATGAGATCGGTGTTCCCCTTCTCAACAGATTTTTCCAAGAAGTTCCAGCAGTGCGCCAGGGTAAAGTTAAAATCTGAGTGGTCTGGGTTAACTCTCTTACAGCTTAGTCCATGTTCCAGCGGCGTTGTAAAAGTATATTCCTTCTCCGCCCGATTCTGGATTCCAGGTTGTTCCATCAGCATACCTAATATCTCCCTGATAGGGCTTGTCTGGTTCTGCGTATACCACATCCAGATGCCCGTTCCGCACAACTTCTATCGCTGCTCTAATCTCCAACAGGGTNTTAGATAGATAAGTCGGTAGCTCCTCCACATCNGCAGGCATAGGTGCAGGGTCAAAGCGGGCGTACTCTCTACTCATCTGGTAGACACTGCTTCTGCTTCCAGAGAGTAGCCTGACAGTTTAAACGTGGTATCTGTCGCTATTTCAAACTTGACAGCTATGTATCTACCCCTAACTCTACAATCTATTTTATGATCTGTACCTATGGTATAGGTGAACGGTCCAGAGTAGGTAACTCCCTCAAACGGCTGATTCTCTCCGCCTACACTTATCTGCACAGTTCCCGTTCCCTCAATTCGGGGAAACATACCTGTAACGGACTTGACCATATTAGTCTGGCCCGCGTGCAGCCCGGTGCGCTCCAGAGTGGTGGTAAAGCTGGTGCCGTCGAATGTGGTTCCCGAGTCAGCCAGGAATAGCTTAGTAGCGTTGGTGCCACATATAAGTAAGGAATCAATAGCGGGGTTATACTCCTGCTGCGCCCAAGCTAGAGTTATATTGTTCCAAGTATTGGTAGAAGCCGTCCACGTATTTGCCAATGCCGGGTTGACCAGCCCCCTGGCTATATACTGACAGTTGGGAAGCTCGCGCAACGTCCACGTATTGTCTCTATAGTTCCAAATTAATGCCCTGTCTGGAAAACCATTGGTAGCCCCGGTCTTGGGGTAGCATATCCATACCTCGTTCTCTATCTTGTTGTGAGCTAGAAATGTCCTATAGTAATAGGTAGTGTCAATCTGGGAAAAGAGGAATGTTTTCATCTGATCGTCGATTACACTCTCTAACTTTACTCCGTTATGGACAACTACATCATTGGTACTCATAAGAACATGCCTACCGTCGCCCAGGTCAGCCACAGCGTCGCGGGCAAACAGTCCTGTATCCTTAAACTTCTCTCTGATATTGAAGATAAACGCACCGCCCACGTAGTTCAAGCTGTAGACACTATCCTCTTTATAGACGATAAGCTCGCTACCCAGCTGTACAGCGTTTAGAAGGTGACCCTTAGTACCACCCAGAGTAGCATCTGCTGCGTCAGAAGCAGTACTACTGGTTACCCAGGTATTTGAACCGTTGGTGGCAGCACCCTCGGGTATAGCATCGCTCCAGCGTAGCGTGTAAGGTTTAGCAGTTCCATCATCGGTAATATTTATAGCTACCAGGTGGTTCTTAAACGGTACTATAGTTTTACAGCGTAGAGTGGAAGGCCAATCAGGTAAATCCGTAAAGAGCGATCCTCCTTGGAGAAAACTCTGAGGAACATCTATACCGTTATTTGCAACCAGTACACCGCCCAGGACAGCCCCCTGCCAGTTATTTTCGGTGCTGCCTATAGTAGTATACGCTCCACTAGCGCGTGTGACAGCTGCGTGAGTTGTACCTGTAATCTTATACAGCGTTGTTAAGCCGCCGTATATCCACAGCGATGTGCCAGCCTTCACCCACTCTATAGCCCAGTAAGGAGCTACAGTAGGAGTACCCAAGACTTGTGAGTGACCTGTTATGGTCGATGCCTTTTTATCTACAAAGCGAGCGTTGGATACATCATTGAAGAATGTGGGAGGCATATCGTACGGAGACAAATCCCTGTTGTANGAGAAACCCGTTTGTAGACCGTTTATATCGACTAATTCTTTCGCCATTACCCAGAACCTGTGGTTGTTATTGCAGGCCAAGTAGTCGAATCAAATTCCTGTAAACAGATATAATCGCCGTCCTGGTGCAGGATATTTCCACCTGATTCTTGAACTAAGTCAAATAGATCCAGCACCCAGTTTGTATCAGCCATTGTACCAAGCTCCTCTACGGACCATGCCGCCGGGATCACCTTGAACAGTGGTTGTCATAACCGTTCCGCTGTAGCGAGCTTTCTCCTCAGCCTCGCGTACATCATTTATTGTCCTGTCGTACAGAGCGGCAAAGCGCTGCGTCTGTTCAGAGTCGTTTAAGTAGACAGCTCCCTCTAAACAGGATGAAAATATGTATAACTCGGGAAACTCGTCAAGGATATTATTAGTTGTGTTTGAATCTGACAGAGCAACAAGTTTCTTAAAATAATTTATATTTATAGTGTAAGCTGCGTCAGGGGTCGGGCTAAGTTTAATATTCTTTCCTAGATTAGTGTAAGCTCTAGGCATCCCGCTTGTGTAAACTCCGTACTCTCTGCTTATAGATTCTGGCGATAGATATTCCAGAGCATAACTTCGGCTCTCAGTATCGTAAGTTATATTCCTAAGTTCTATCAGATCAGAGGGTAAGTTATAAAAAGCTGTGTCAGCTGTCGTTGTAGTTTCGGCTCGTATCAAGTTTGCTCGAACTCGCAGATCGCGGTTCAACCTGTTTTCAGTCAGCGTTATGAAATCTGGTATGACAGATGTCAAATCAGTTCGATTCAAGTAGTTTGCCACACTTGTTTTCAAGTCTGAAAACGTGGATAGAGCCATTAGATAGTGCCTCCACCAGTTCGCAAGTAGCGATACTCTGGGTCGTTTAAGAGTTGTTTAACTTTAGGCATATGATCTTTATTCATCACATCAATACCCAGCTCAGCCTTCCACTTCTCTATAATAATAAGAGGAATACTGGCTACCTTGTGCATACCCGCCGGTCCTCTGCCTGTAGCGTACATGGAATCGCCGGTTTGCTCTCTCTTGTTCAAATCCAAGAGCGGTTCTACATCTTGAACAGAGTGTATTACACTCTTATCGTCAGTATTATCGTAGCTGAACGAGCGCGAAATCGGACTTTTTGTCTCTGAGTCTTTTGGCATACTACTCCTCCAAGAGTTTCAAAGTGGGAGAGGCCACTACGACCTCTCCCGTATTTGAACGATTTAGCTACTAACTAGGCTAGATCGTAGACTGCTCCAAGCGCTAGCTCGTTGTCCACCTGCAAGGTGTACTCAACGATGATAGCTCGTTGTTCGCCGTCAGAAGTACTAGCGACTTCCCTCTGCGTGAACGGACGCAAGTAAGCGAGCTTGTAATACTCAGGATCGAGTAGCCATACGTCTCTAGCCCGTTGGAAACGGTTAGGAACTACAGCCATTTCGCCAAAGTCAGATACATATATATCCATACCACCGATAATGCGACCATCAGCGGTATC